ATGACTGATTTCGAGCAGGCATACGCCCAAATAATCGCTGCAATCAAAGCTGATCCAGAAAACAAAACATACACTGATCAAGGCTGGGAACCAATGTTATCAATTCATCCTGAGGCAACGTTCATCATTATTGGTCAAGCCCCAAGCCGGAAAGTCCAGGAGCATGGTGTCATGTGGGATGATCAAAGTGGTGATCGTCTCCGTGATTGGCTTGGCATCTCCTATGAAGAATTTTATGCTAGTCATCGACTTGCGGTTGTACCAATGGACTTTTACTTTCCAGGCAAATCAAAGAACGGTGGTGATGAGCTACCGCGCAAGACAATGGCCCCAAAATATCACGATCAATTGTTGGCGTTAATGCCTAACCTCAAGACCTTTATCTTGGTTGGCAATACCGCACTACATTATTATTTGCAATTACCGACTTCCACACCACTTACTAAAGTGGTTCAAGAGGCTGCTATTCCAACCCAACTAACCGCAGATACCATGGTCAATATTCCTTTACCTCATCCTTCGCCACGTAATAACATTTGGCTTGCAAAGAATCGTTGGTTTACCGAAACCAAACTCCCCGAACTGAAGAACCTAATTCGACAATTGATGAGTGACTAACCAAAAATAGCAGATGATTATAATCATCTGCTATTTTTTAATTAATAACCAATTAAACCTGTCGCAAGTCCCCACATCCCACTCAAAGCAACCAATGTCAGAATTACCATGCAGAACCACTCCATTTTGGTAATTCGAATTCCCTTTTCATGACGCGAGTAAATATAAAACCCAAAGCCCAAAATATATGGGATTGAGCAAATCCATAGGTATGTTAAACCAGCCAGAAGAATCGCACCAACCTGGAAAGTTAAAGCAAGTGCTCCTACCAACGTCATTCCCTTTTGTCCGTCTGCCAATCCGACTTTACACATATAGGCGGCCACCATCCCATAACATACCATTCCCATGGCAGTGCTAAGTGAAAACGCAAAATCATAAGCTTGGCTGGAAAAATATAACGAAATCATGAACAGTTGCACCAAGACTTGAGTTAGGATCAACGAATTGATTGGTGCACCTTTTCGGTTCGTCTTTCCAAACCATTTTGGCATCAAGCCTTGCTTTGCCATCTGGGATGTCGCCTCAACTGGTAGCATCGTCCATGACAGCCATGCACCCAAGATTGACAAGATTAGACCAATTGAAATAAAAGCACCACCAAAGCCGCCAACCATTCGGCCGAAAATATAGACTAGCGCTGGGCTCTCCATGTTAACTAACTCTGACTGTGGCAAGTACCCATATGGAATCATCGATACAACCAGATAAATCGCCAATAATGAAAGCACTCCGATAATGGTTGCTCGACCGACATCATGCTTCCTTCTCGCCCGACTTGCCATCATCGAAGCTCCTTCAACACCAACAAAGACCCACATCATTACCATAATTGAACCACGGACTTGCGCTAAAATCCCGCCGGCACTAGCATCCGAGAAAACTGCCTGTCCTGCCGTATTAATCTGGAAATTATGCCAGAACTCTTGTGTGAAAATCCCTGCTTTAAATGAAATTATCCCAATTACAATAAAAGCAAAAATTGGAATCAATTTCGCAATCAATACAACTGCATTGATCAACGCAGCTGATTCAACGCCATTTACAACCAACAAGGTTAGGCTCCATGCAATAATCGAAGCTCCAATGATCGCCGGCACAGAATTCCCACTAGCAACAGCCGGAAAAAAATAACCAAATGCCGACATCATGATCGTCGCGAAGGCCACGTTCCCAAGCCAAGCTGACAACCAATAACCCCAACCTGTAATAAAACCTGCGAAATCACCAAAACCCGCTCGCGCATAATCAGAAAAGCCTGATAGATTTGGGCGTTTGATTGCCAAGTGAAAACTATGTCTACAAACGCCGGTAAATCAACATCGAAATTCATTGTATTATGCAAAGGACTCACTAAGGGACTCACTACTTTTTGTAAGTAAAAAAGCATCTGAATCTCATTAGAAATTCAAACGCTACCTATATAAATAGATTCTAAAATATCCCTCATCGAGTAATGTCGTCATTCTATCTTGAATGGCGTTTTTTTATTGCTCCCCGGACTCACGTTCTGCCATTAATTGTTTTAGTTCTTCTATATCATCATCAGTCGCTAAGTTTCTGATGAATGACCGTGCATAACTACGATACTGCAAATACTTAGCTTGTTCCTTATTCTTTTCTTGCCAGCGCTTGTTGCGCTCCGTCTGAGTATTCTTTTCGGACATTATTTTACCAACCCCACAATTAAAGTGATTATTTGGATAGCTATCATCAAAGTAAGTAATTTTTCTGTTCTATTAAATTTCTTCATAATTATATGTTAATATGGATACACCAAAGGAAGGTCATCTCTGACCTTTCTTTGACAAGAGCCCTATGCAAGCAACTCTTTGATAAGTGCGATTAGCGAGATTCCTACACCTACTAATGTTAACTTATCTGACCTTGACCAAGGCTCTTTTTGTTTGCGCTTGGCGTGTTTAGGCTTGTATCTCATATCCTCCTCCTTTCTATATATTAATAATACTATATATAGTACGGTTTGTAAAGTGTTTTCTTGAAATTAATTATCTTTAAAACCATCAATATGGAAATAATTAAACTCGAAACTAAGTTGTAAATGCTTAAAATTGGCAAAATAACAAATTAAACCAACAAAAAAAGCCCCGCCAAGTAGAGATTAATCTACCTAGCGGGGCTTTGATATGAAATTAAAAAAAGGGATTATCCTTTCCTTTTTATACAAATTGAATTTTACTACTTAACGTAGGCTACCTTCAACCAGACTGATTCGCCATTCATCTCGATTTGAATTGAGTTTCCTACCCGGCTCAATACCTTATAGTTATCATTCAAAGTAAAGTATTCCATAGCGCCATTGTTTCCTTGGGCTACTTGATTAGCTAGTGCATTACCGTAGCGATCTGTTAGAGTGACGCTTTGAACTGGCATATCATTATTATAATCAGCGACCGGGACACTCATATCATTGTTACGTGCGTACCAGTTAGCACCGTAACTTTGCCACTTATCAACCACATAGACGCCGTTAAACGAAACAGTATCAGTTGTATTCGAAACTGGTGGCGCTGGCGTAACTGTAGATGAGTTGTCATCTGCCGAACCTGTTAAATCAGACCAATCACCATAAAGGTAATCCCAATCGTAACCGTCTCCGTCGCCATACTGATACATAGTAACTTTTTCCCACCAAGGAATATTCAACATCTTTTCCTCGGCCCATGCCTTAATTTCAGGTGTCAATTGAGAGTTACCTGTATAAGCATAAAATGCTACCCACAAAGGATGGTCTGAAATATCTGACCAATCAAAACGACCATTTGCACCAGTAGCAAAGAAATAACTAGTGTACAGTCCGACTTTCTTACCAGTCAGACGATATACTTCGTCCATGAATTGCTTTGGCTCGTTTCCTGTGAAATGGTTACCATCGACTGGATTCTCTTCAAAATCTAGCCATAGAGTAACGTTTGGGTTCGCAATATCTTCGGCACTCAATGAGCTTACAAAGTAGCGAGCTTGCGCGATAACATCGGAATCGGAGCGTAGATAGTGGTAATATCCTAAATGCTTATCATTTTGTTGTGTCTGTAGTGATTGGCTGTACATCAACGGATTAATATATCCAGTTCCTTCTGTGGCCTTAACAATCGCAAAATCCCAATTATTTGCTAGATAATTTTGTTGATGGCTACTTACATCAGTACCATAAATATCTGCATGAGCCGGCGTACTTGATAATGCCATTGCGCCACCCAATGAAAGCGCCAATGCACCAGCTACAGCTAAAGTCTTAATCTTATTCATTCGTGCTCTCCTGATCTTTGTTACGAGTTGAAATCTTTCCAATAGTTGAACCGCCAAGCACCGAGGCAATTAATGCAACGATGGCATAAATCGTGCTTGATACCTCCGAACCAAGTGGCAAGTTCCAAATCTTAGCAATTGCCAAATAAAAAGTCGCCAACGCTGTTAATACAGTAGTGGCGACTGATGCAAATTCAGTTTTATTCATGTTGAGTTCCTTCTGTAAGTTCCTTCCATTCTTCAATTTTATTTAAACGTTTTTCGTGGTCATCTAATCGCACTTCTGTTTGGTGGTCTAATTTATCAACTTTAATTCCAATTCGATCTATTGGCTTTTTCACAAAAGTGTTCAGTATATATCCGAGAGCTGTTAATGCAAAACCGACTACAGTGACAAATGCCGCCCACTCATCCCAACTTTTAGGCAATATCTTCCTCCTTTCTATGCTGTCGGTACTCCCGCAGACCAAATCATTGCATCACCAGTTCCATAAGATCCCGCAACAGCTCTCACATAATTGTTTGATGGAAATCCCGTAATGCTAGTAGTGTGAATAGTCCCATCCGGATTGATTTGAAAATCAACTCCATCAGAGCCGTCCTCATCAGCAAATTTGATCAATACTCCACTAGTTAATGCTCCGAATTGCTCGACTCTCAAACCTAAAGGCATTTTTTCTTGTGCTAACTCAAACCTTGTATTAGTAGGAACGTTGCTTTTGAAAGAGCTATCCCCATAAATGAACACAACATTTCCTTTGCGGATTAGATTAACCGTCAAACCATAAGGAAAGGCTATTCCGCCTGTGTCATACAAATAAGCATCTTTGTTCAATAACTCCCATTTTCCATCTACTCCTGATAGAGAGTCCGCAGATGGAAACTGAGTTCCGGAAGTTTGTGATACAACCGATCTAAATATTGCACCTTTTAATTGGCCGGTTCTTGGATTTCCAAGCGAAGGCACACGTACAAGTTGATTAGCTAGATATTGTGTATTTGGAGACCAATTAACAATAGCTACAGTACCAATTGCGTCTTTTCCCGCCGGCCCTTGTGGCCCTTGGTCGCCTTTTACACCCTGAACTCCTTGTTCACCTTGCAATCCTTGTATCCCTTGTGGCCCCTGAGCGCCAGTGTCGCCTTTAATGCCGGTAGCCCCTGACATATCAGTAATAAGTGTAAACTTCGTACCATTCCATAAATAAAGCTCAGCATTGTGTGGATCATCAACGTTAGACGAAATAATTACAAAGTCTCCCTTGGTCAAATTCTTTCCGTCCATTGCTGAATAGCTGGGAAATGTTTCGGCAATCGAGAAATCCTTTCCAGCGACTCCTTGAATGCCTTGCACACCTTGCTCTCCCTGCTTACCTTGAACTCCCTGAGGGCCTTGTTCACCATCTTTACCACTAGGCCCCATTTCTCCCTGATCGCCTTTTACACCTTGTGGGCCCACCTTAATTTGCTGAATTTTCTCATCCATCGCTTTTAAAACATAGTCAAAGGTAACCTTATAAAACAGATCGCCCTCGACTTCTTTTAAATTTGCAGATACCTCAAATCCAAGCGACCCTGACGATGGATAGATTTCAACAGTTCCGTCCGGTTTTCTTACGTTAATTTCTAGACTGTAGTGTCCGGGTGTTAGCTTCATCAAGTTTTCATCTGTAAAATCAAGCTCAATTAAATCATCAATGACTTTTGGCTTAACATCAAATAGATAGCCATCGTTGGCAACACTTACTGAGACCTCATCACCAGATATTTGCTGGTTTACGCCACTAGAAATCAAACGAAATAGAAACTTGGTTGCTGTATCACTCACCTTACTTTCAAGGTCAGACATTGTTTTGATTTCTCTCATACAAGTTTCCTTTCTAGATATTTGGTATTCCTGCATTCCAAGTCATCGATGCCGGTTCAGCATAATAAGTCAACGCTACAGCATCTCCGTTATCTGCCTTACCCATTTGAGAATTACCCAACCATGATGAAACATTGATATCTGGGGCGTTAGTCGCGAGTTTAATGTGGGCGTGCCAATCCGCATGCTTATTAAACGTAAAATAAGTAAACGCAATTTGTCTCGTTTGAGTAGTACCGGGCAAATAGTTCGCTACATAAAATGCTGGTGATGGAATTTTGTCACCTACTGGCACCATTTCAATAATTTGGTTAACTCCATCTGTATTAAACGTTCCGCCGATATCCAGCAGTACAATATTGCCATGCCGATACCACCTAGCATTCAATCCATAGAACACTGTACTTTCAGCTGTAATCTCGTAGCTTTCAGGATTTGCAAGTTCCCATAACTCGCTTGCATCGGCTGAACTTGGGAAGCTCTTTCCCGTATTGTGGTCTTTCTTAGCAATAAACGTTGGATTCGTTAATTTTCCAGTGGCAAAATCCCCCATATCTCTAAAAGTGATCTTTTGGCCAGCTAGTACATTCATATTTGGTCGCCAATTACTTACGAACTCAACATCACGCCAACCTACAATTTTTCCATCACTAACGGCGGTAATCTTACGGCCACCAGCGTAATAGTCAGCAATGATTGTACCAGTTGTTGCTGAACTCCCTGTAATAACTTCGACTGTATACCAGCCTGCAAATGGCGCATTTGTTAATTGCTTATCCGCCACGAACCAACGGCCGGGGTATTTCAGCATATTCAAGGCTACATCGTCAAAACTTACAAAGGTAGCTGCACGAGTTTTAAAACTACCTTCAATCGGATTTAGATAAACATTTTCGCCGCTTAGAATGTTCTTCCCATTCAAAGTAACGACCTGCTTGTCCTCAATTTCTTTGGCCAATGAAGCTAGAGAAAGCTTTAGTGCGTCATAAGCACCTTGTTGTGCTGATAATGCAGTATCGAAACTTGAAAGCTTATCCTTAGAGTCTTGAATTAATTTTTCAATTGCATCAATATAATCGCTTGAAGGATTAGATGTGAAAATGATGTTGTTTCCAAGTACGTTAAACATAATCGGAATACTAGAAACCACCATTCCAGTTTCATCAGAAACGCTGATATAGCCTTCCTCAATATCTCCTGATGCTTGGTACATCTCAGCTGGAATAACCATAGAGAATTGACCTGCTTCGGCATTGATAACGTTATTAACCGTTGAAATCTCTTTAATCTTTCCCGAAGCGTCCTTTGCCGTTATCTTGATAGTTTTATTTGAAATGTTGAAAGGTAAATTACCATTCTTTAGCCAGATAAAGACTTCACGGCCATTGTCTCCTTGGCGACCATTCAACTGCTCAATCAAGGTAACGTCTGTCATATTTAACAGAGTATTAACAATGGCGAATTTACCTACTGTTTGTGCTGTTGCCATATTACTTCCTTTCCAATAATCCGCTTAGGATCATAATTTCATTCATTTTATTAATGGCATCTTCGATTTGCTTTAGCTGAGCTTCATATTCTCCACTAAGCTCTTCAATGCCAATCTTATTTGGCAACCAGAAATTTAATCCCGATGCCTTGTTGCCCTCGATATCCACCAAATGATACAAATTAAACGTACTAATCAATTGATTTAACTCATTTTTGAGTAATAAAATAGCGCTCCCGATATCTAGGAACGCTTGATCGTTATATTTTGTGGCTACCACTTCACTAATTGACGTTGGCATTTCATCAATCATCGCTAAATTGTAAAAGGCTTGATACATATCCAACGTAGAACTATTTAGCTTGCTGATTTTCTTCGCCATCTGATCCATTGTCATCAACTACCGGCACCCCCTTTAACACACCTTTATTATCAATAGCCAAAGCCCACTTATTACCGTCAGGACTAAGAATAATCAAAGTATCATTTTCATCAAACGGCTTTCCATTAATGCCTTTCCAATGACTCAACGCATAAGCTGGATTACCGTCATTATCTGGCACTTGAACGATGTTTTTTTTCGCCATATACTACTCCTCTACTGTTCCGACGACCCAACCACCAAAAGAATTATTATTATTTTGCTTTTCCTGAATATTCTTAATCATCTTCGCCTGAGACCTTTGACTATCCAGAAAGTTGGCTCGACTATTGTTCAGTTCAATTTGAACCGCAGTAGACACAAACGGAGTCTCTGTGATCGATACAACTTCCACTTTCGTTATAAAACCGGTATCTAATATTTGCACACTCCAAAGCTCTCCGGGTTTAACCTTTCGATTTTCCTCTGTAGTAACGGCGAATGAGATAGTTGGTTGTAAAACGAACGATTGTGCCACTAAAGAGCGCATCTGATTAACGTCCGTAATAGTATCACTTTCAACTCGAATACCTTCCCTGATACCCCAAGCATTAATAGAGTCCTGATCTTCCACATAAAACGGACTGAACGCTGGTGTTTCTGCAGTAGATACGGCCTGAATTCGATTCACAATGCTTTGACTGTCATACTGTAGCTGAATATCGCTAGTATCGTTCCGATAACGAAAAACATTCTTAGTATCAGTTGTGTAGTGTCCCTCGTCATACAGATGAACGATATGATTATCAGGTATCACAGCATAAACTCCAAAGGTATCTTTTAAGGTTGAAATTCCTTCCGAAACAGTTACGTTACCAAAATCAGTGAGCGTCTGATTAGCATTATAGTTACCGTGGATTCGGAAACTAAAACCTTGCACTCCATCAAACAAAAAAGACAACGCACCATTAAGGTTAAATGCAACGTCGCCCGCTTTGATATTTGACTGAACTCGTGATGATAGTTGGTAATAAACATGCGTGGCAGTAATCTGCATCGTGTGTTTGCCACCGTTAAAATCATCAACGATTTGCTTAATGATGTATTCTTGACCATCGTAAAATATACTATTCTCTGATGTTAATAAATTAAATGCCAAAGAACGATCATCATAGGCTGTAAACGCTAATTGATACTGCTCGTTTTTGCTCCAAACCCTTTGAAAGGTGTCCCATAAAATCGCCGATAATATTTGTTTATTCTGGCCATCGTGCGATTGAATGACAACCGTATTCTCAGCAAACATTTAAAAGTATAAAAACGGAAAACTAAAGGTTATATCAACATTACTTAGGCCAGTAATCTCAATGTTGTTATTTCCTTTGGCCAACTCAATATGCCCGAAATCAGTATCAACGTTTGTCGAGTTATTGAGATATGGAATCACCCCATTTAAGACAAATGTATCACCAGTATTTAAAGCTGAATTTACCGATATACTCGTGTTGTTTGTTGTATTTTTTATAGTAAAGTTGCTCCCTGAGCCCTTTATTGTAGTAATTAGATCATGATGTTGCCGATAGGGATCAATCACGACATCACTAGGATTAAAAATACTAAAGGAGTTTTGCTTACTATGATAATTAAGTGGCTTATCACTAGGAATGTTCATACCAAAATCTAGTTTGTCCAATTCATCGGGTAACTCATCAGAGCGCACCAATGATTGAGCCATACCACTTGGGTTAATGAACGTTAAATCCACCAAACTTTGCGAACTATTTTGTACCGGGACAATATCCACTGGATTTGCAATCACAAAATAGACCTTTCCCGGCTCGTGTGAGCTTCGTAATCTGATTATGCTCCGACTATAAAAGATACTTTGAAGCTCCGATCTAACCACCCTAAAATCAGCCATGTTCTTTGCAGAAATAAATAAGCTCATCGTGATAGTTGTTGCTCCAAAACTCACCGTCTGCAACCTTTGTCCATCACTTCCGGCTACAGTCAACCAATCGGAAGTAATCGCCGGAGCTGTGCTTTGTAAGTTCAGAAAGTGAACATTTGGCAACCTCGCAGTTAGATCAAACTCATCCTGACTATTCTGCATTACATAGATATGACCGTACATACCTTTCTCCTTTCATTAGATAGATTGGAACCCTTTCATAGAGCTATCCATAGCCATTTTGTTATATAAATCTGGCATTGATAGCCCCTTCCCCTTAGTCAAGGCTGTAAGTTGATCCTTATTGACTCCCAAAATCATGCCAACTAATCCGACTAATTGATTAACACTTGCTTGCAAACCTGAAATATCAGTATTGTTCGCTTTAGTCGATGACTGGTCGTTTCCGTTGACGTGATAGTTCGCCTCAGAAAGTAATTGGTTTGCTCGATTTTTCTTATCTGCAGACAACGGAATAATCATTTCTGGCATGTTCTTTTCGGCAACTTCATAGAAACCGTGTTGAGAAACTAACCCGCCGTACTCATATCCGTGTCCTTGGCCAAGAAATGAAAGATCACTGCCATAACGATTTTTAGCGTACTTCAATGCAGCCAACAGGTTATCATACCCATTGAAGATATCTCCATGACCGGGGAACTTATAGGCATTAAACGTTGCGGAAATCGTCTGCATAAGTCCTTTGGCCAGATCACCCGTGATGGTATTGATATCCGTATAACCGCCTTGAACAGCCTTTTCGTTACCACCGGACTCGGTAGCGATTTGACGCAAGACTTTATTAACCATATCTTCGCTTGTGCTTAGTCCGTTAGCTTTCAGAGCCTCGACAACTTGATCACGCCAACGATTTACGCCAGAGCCACTTGGAGCGCCTTTACCGCCTCCACCGTCATCGTCATGCTTCTTTTTCAACGACTCAAACATCTTCTTGATTGGATCAACGATACCGCCAACTAAACCATTTCCCATTGCTGGGGTGAATTTAGTTACTAATTCATTTTGATTACCAATCATGCCATTAATAGCTTTGTTCATCACTTTTCCAAGCGAATCCAGCGGATGCTTAATAAATTCCGTTAAACCTTCCCACTTATCCTTGAACCAATCTCCAACGGCGCCTAGCCAGTCATCAGTACCCTTTGCAAACTTAGGCATGGCATGAGCTGGAATAACAGTTTCGCCACCACTGAAATTAACCAGTCGGTTACGTCCTTCCAATACATGCGCTTCTCCAGAGTTATCGATGATAGCCTCTTGATAATTTGCACCGGGAGCATCATTGACCATCGCTAGTCCCTTTGGTGCACCCTTAGTACCATTTTCAAACTTTTTGATCTTATCAATCTTACCGATAGCATTTTCTTTACCACCGAACGTATGAATGATTGAATCAATTCCACCAATACCAGCGTTAATAATATCAATCACAACATTAAGGCCATCCTTAACGATATTCTTCATACCGTCCCATAACCCTTGCCATGTATCAGATACCTTTTTCTTGATGTCATTGAATATATCGCCAATCTTACCTGCAAAATCTTCAATGCCTTTCTTGATACTACCAATTTTCTTACCAAAGATAGACTCCAAAAAGTCCCAGAGGGAGTTCCAAACATCCTTTAAATCTTTACCCAGATTGCCCCACTTGCCAGTAAAGAAATCAGTAAAGACCTTCACACCTTTTTTCTCGGTATCGTAGTATTTACTGGATGATTTACCTAGCTGGTCAGTAGTGGCGCTCCATGCCTTTTTAGTAGAATTTCCAAAGTTATCCCAAGTCTTAGATGCTCCACTTGTAAACGAGCTCCAGCCCTTAGAAAAGCCTTTCCCAAATCCATCAAGTCCCTTTGTTACAGATTTCCATGTATCAGAGAAGCCCTTTGTAATGTTTTTACCGAAGTCCTTAACAGCTTTGGCTATTCCATTAACGAAATCGCGGAACTTTTTACTGTGCTTATACAAGGCCACAAAACCAGCGATTAACGCAGTGATAGCAATCAGGGCTATTCCAAATGGATTCGCCTTCATTGCTAAGTTCATAGCTTTCTGGGCAAGAGTTTGAGCCTTCATCGCAAGTGTCATTGCCTTTGATTTAATTGTGGCTGTTGCCTGAGCTAAACTAAATGCTTTGATTTTCGCAGTCAATGAAACAAAACCACTTGCTACTCCACTCGCACCTTTTTTAAGCAGTGCAAATGCTTTAGTTGCTCCAGTTGTTGCAACCTTAGCAGTAAAACTTAATGACTTTGCAACTGCTTTATCAGCTAACTTCGCTCCACTCTTTAGAAGAGAAAACGCCTTGGTTGCGCCCTTAGTTGCTATCGATGCAGTAAACTTTAAGCTTTTAACAATCGCCTTTCCGGATGCTTGTAAAGATTTTTTAAAAACAGAATACGTTTTTGAAGCGACATTAGTAGCAATTTTAGCCGTGAAGCTAAGTGTTTTAGTTATGCCATTTTTTGCTGTCGATGCAAGCTTTTGAAATACGTTTAAACTCTTTGTTGCACCTTTAGTTGCAACCGAAGCAACCGCACTTAATTTGCTCTTTACAAACGTTCCTGTTGATTGTGCACCCTTTTTCAGTACATCAAACGATTTAGTTGCACCTTTGGTTACAATTTTAGCCGTCTCGGAAGACTTAAACATCTTAGCTATTGCGGAACCAGTAGAAGACGCTCCCCTCTTTAGTAAACCAAAACTTTTAGTCGCTCCGGTTGTTGCAACTCTAGCCGTAGCGCTTAGAGCCTTCCCTAAGCCTCTGCCAGTTGCCGATCCTGCTTTTTTAAGCAAGCCCAGACTTTTACTTGCTCCAGTTGTAATGACTTTTGCTGTGGATGATAAAGCCCTACCGATGACCTTTCCAGTCCCGGTAGCAAACTTTCCGAATGCGGTTAAACTTTTTTGTCCAGTTGCGGTATCTACCTTAACAAAAATCTTTTTATACCTATCAAGCGTATTCATGACTCCAAGTGTACCTTTAAGAGCAATCGTCATACCTAGATACGCTTCTGCTATCGCTTTAACTTCTTTCGGATGTTTTGAAGCAAAATCTCCAACTTTTTCAAGAAACGGTAAAGCAACTTTCAAAGTATCGCCGATTAATTTAAATCCAGCTCCACCAATATCCTTTACCATTTTGAAAAAGTTTTCGATATCCTTCGAATGCGTTGCCACAAAATTACCAAGCTTTTCAATTTGATCTGCCGTACTGTTGGCTATATCTGCGATTGGATTCTTTGTACCTTTGAAAGTCTTACTGAACGCATCAACTACAGCATTTACTGCCTTATTAGCTGAGTCTCCAACGTGATTAAAAGCATTTTCTACTTCCTCACCGTCCAATGACTTAGACATGTTCTTCAAAAAGTCATTATTGGACTGAAAGAAACCGCTTGTTATCTTACCAGATAAGCTTTTATACTTCTCTTCTAAATGGCTACTGAATCCATCAAGGGTTGTATAGTAGTTATCCAACCCATGAGGTTTAGCATCTGACATGGTTTGAATAGCCTTTGACAGATCAGCCATAGATAACTTCCCATCAGAAGCTAACTTGTTGATCTCATCTCGACTCTTTCCCATGCTTGTTGCCAATGCTGAATTAAATCCCGGCAAAGACTTTTCCATCTTGGTTAATGATCCCGTTGTAATTTCACCAGAAGCATTTACCTGTGAAAACTTTTTAATAATCCCCTGCAAAGACTCATCAGATTGTCCAGTAGCTCGACCTAAATTAACAAACGCATCAGAAAGTTCTTTAGCACCATCAGCACTTTTGGTTAGTCCGTACGTCTTTTTAGTCAACAGTGAAACAGTATCAGTTGCATAACCCGATTCTTCCTTCAATGACTTAACATTTCCGATCAGAGCCTTGCTTAACTTGTCATCGCCGTTTGTAAAGTTGTCCATCGATACAGAAAGCGACTGCATCTCCTTGTTGTATTCAACACCAGCCTGCAATGCTCCAGTGAATTTACTCTTAATGTCGCTCAGTGCACTAGTAATCCCATTTGCAACAAGATTACCCATAAGAACGCTTTTAAAGCGACTATGTGTGCTAGAAAGTACGTCATTCAGATTTTCAAGTTGTGATTTGGCTTTACTAATCCCACTAACATCCGGCTTTATATCAGTACGATTTAAAGTTTTGATTTTATTAGTGGTTTCAGCAATCTTTGCCCCGGTCTGCTCGACTCGCAACTCTTGTTGCTTATAAGCCTTTGAGTTTTTATCTCCAGAGTCGCCTAACTTTTCGAGTTCGTTTTTCTGAATCTCCAAAATTTTAGTGTACTTATCTTGAACTGATGAAAGTCCATCAATCTTAGCTTTATTAGCCTCTTCGGTTTTACCCTCAGCTTCTAACTTTTTCACACGGGCATCAGTTAAATCATTCGAGTGCTTAACCTCTTCGTTAAGTTTGGCCAATCCGCTCTCTTGGTATTCATAAGCTTTGCGAGCTTTTTCAGTTTGGGTATTTAAGGACGCAAGTTTACTCTCCGCCTGCGTTATTTGAGTAGCGTACTTTTGATAAGTTTGCTCCCCAGTCTCAGTATTCCGATTGACTTCCGACTGCTCTTGTTTCAATTTAGACAAGACCTGCTCTTGTTTTGAAACTGTGTCGCTAAGCCCTTCAAATCGAGCTTTAGTTGCGCCTACTGTATCACCAGATTGCTTGGCTTGTGACTCCATTTGCTTCCACTGATTAGTTGAGTCCTGAACTGCGGACTTCAACTTACCAAGTGACTCAACGGCACTATTAACATTCAATCCAACGCCCGTGGCCATTAATCCGGCTACTTTTTCTTCTGCCATATATTCCTCCTTTCCTCTAGTTTAATGACGCCCATTGTTTAGCCATCTCTTCCGGTGAAACCATACGATCATCTTTATTTGCTGATAGGACTTCGATAAGCTCGGCATAGTCCTGTTCATCTACGGTATTCAAATCCCAATGCAAGTTTTCCATCGCATCCTTTTCGAACAACTTTATTTCAAGCAATAAATTATGAAACCTAATTACTTGCTCGGCTGGGCTTGGTCTAAACCCTCATCCTCTTCATCTTCTTTTCGAGACTCTTCAATCTCTTTGTCTGTCATGCCCGTTACACGTAGAGAAATGTAAATTGAAATATCAACTACTTCGTCAAACTCCAAATCCTCCAACTTGCCCTTTTCTTTTTCGGTCAATCCGAGCATGTCAACCGTATAGTCAACGACTGTATCTTGTAATTCTAATTGGCGTCGTATCGTGGATGCACCATCGTCGTCTACAACATCTTGAATAGTGGCCATTGCCAATTGCATACGATAGGTTTTCTTCAAATTCTTTGTGCTCTTCTTAACCTCAAATGGCTTTGTACGTAGTTGCTTAACAACAATATTCATAATTGATTCCTTTCATGATTGCGAGTTATGTAAAAATGGGCTTTTCACCCCATTTGAGCCATTATTGTCTTGGCTGTAAGACTTCCGCATTAACCTTAGTTTCCGCTTCCACTGGGCGTAGTAGTCGCCTCAGCGTAACCTCCAAATACATCAGCCATCATGGCTGCTTTATCGAACTTATCAGCACCAGAGAAGTAAACCTTCATTGCTTCGTTATTCCATGCCTCAACACCAAATGATGTAAATGTAAGTGCATCATCGACACGTACTTCGTTGTTAGTATCGGTTTGTACATTGGCTGCCGTCTCTTGGATTTCTCCATTTGCCAAACCGTAATAAATTGAGTTCTTACGATCCAATGTTTGCGACTCAATCAACAAAGCTACTTGTGGTCGATCTCCTTGCAAATATCCGCCCTTACCATCGCTCAAACGACCCAAGAGCTTTTGCTTAATCTCGAATGGTAGATTATTAAAATCAAGCGCAACTGATGGTTCACCCTTTGCTTGTGTTTGATCTACCTTAGTGTTGTTTCCATAGATAGCTGTACCATTCGTTGAGATGTTAGTGATGTTAGCTGTCTTAGTACCAAGCATTGCTGTTGTAACTGCAAATACTCCTGTTTCTGAAAGGCCTTCCGTTCCAACGATAAGCTTTCCAGTTGTCTTATCAATAAGTCCTAGACTTACAAGATTTAATCCTACTTGTGCCATTAATAAAATCCTTTCCAAAATAAAAAGGACTGACTGTCTGCCAATCCTCAGAGTGTTATATTCTTTGATACTGTGATGTTTTTGATTGTTTGATGCATATCACTAGATGAGCTGGTATCTAAATAGTGTGGTTGCGAATTAGATATGCGCCATCCATCTTGCTCGAATGTCTTCATCAAATTAACCTCAAACATCGTCATATTTTCGTCAAAATCCAAACTATAAAAAATTTGAATATCAACAGCGATATCTAAACTTGTAAATGTTTCATTTCCCCAACCGCTAGGCTCGTTCCTTGCTTCTTTCAGCAATGCCTGCGTCTTGGAAAGGTCATCATTTTTCAATATTTCCGCCGGGATTTCATCTAGATAGACATCATCAATCGGAAATTTACCGTTTAATATCGTTTGTTGTGCCAATACTACAGGTCTATCCATTAATTGCCTCCTCTATCCTTAATGATTTGCCCGTATGCTTTTGCTTCCGCCTCTAACATCTTCTGCTGAACGGCTGGAGACTCGCGAACATCCCTGACAAAATGATCACCAACAACATTTACTTCTCCGCCGTGTTTGTATTTACGGCCATTTTTAGTGTACATAGGGAACTTAGTACCGTTCTCAATAAAGTTTCCTACATAAGCTTTCTTTTTATCCCATCCAACAACGGACGAGCCATTTTTCATACCATCAATATTAGTATTTTGGACTATCACACTGTCGGCAAGATGCGGATTTTTACCGGTTTTTCTTTCTTGATAGTGCTTATCCTTGGTCACTGCCTCCAATTCCGACTTAAACACCTCGGCGCCGGCTTTAGTAATCCTAGCTTTATCCTCAACACTCATATTTACAGTTACATCCTCAGCTTCTTTTACAAAAGCATTCAAGATATCTTCAAAGCTCATCTCTTCGGCCATATCAGCCACCAGCTCGCTTTATAGTCACATAGTCATAACTAATAATTTGATTTGTGTCGTCAGATGAAATATTAACTATGTCATATTGCTCTCCGTCAATTTTAACCAACATAGTTTCATTCAAATTTTTATTATGTTTAACAATTATCTCTCTTGTATCTGCTTGCTCCGTGCCTTGCAACTGTAATTGTAAAGCAATCGATCGAGTTTTAGGCGCAAACCATAATGAGAATACAGGAACGAACTTCTTAGATGTCGAACCAGTATTATTGTTCTTAACTGTCTCAATCTTTCCGAACTCTGCCTTGTGATTAAAATCAGATGGTTTCATCTTGACCTCCTAACACTTTGGCCCGTAATTGGTTCAGCATAATTTGAACTCCAGCACTATAACCAGTAGTTAGAGTCCTGTCGTAATACATTTGTGTTGCCAGTGCGGATATGAGCCTATTAAACAAATCACCCGCTGTTTTAAGGACATCTTCTTCGCTTAAATCATCCCGGATTGATCCCCGGATAATAACACTGGCGTCATTAATCAAAGATTGTATTGTTAGCAATTCTTCCGGGCTCTCGTCCACGTGGAGTTCATCCATTAAAGTCTTAGCAGTCAACACGTTTATTTGTCCCTCGGCCATAATTCACTCCCGTATTACTTAGTAGTTGTTGCTGGAGCGTAAGTCAAGAACTTGCCAGCGTTTGCGTCTGCTACTTGCCAATCCGCACGCAAAGCAACTGCTAACTTCTTTCCGAAGATATCATCATCTTGCCATTCAACAGAAACGTCAGACCGCAAAGCTTCAATTGCGAATGCTTTAACATCACCAACGAATGCTGACATATCTCCTGCCTTTCCAAGGACATCGTCAGCAACCACCAAAACAGGCGCGCCTAATAATTGCTTCCCTGATGCTGATGAAATAGAATCTTGCAACAAATAACGGCCATCAGCATCCTTCATCTTATCGATTTCCGCATACAAAGATTCAGTAATGACAAACATCTTCGTGTAATTAGCTAAGCCCTTATTGAACGCATCCTTAATATCGTCAACGCCAGCCACCTTAACTGCGGTAGCTTTTTGCAAAACTTCTCCGATCTTGTATTGTTCCGTCAAAGACTTAGCTTCTGCAACATAGGTTGAAATAACAGATCCAATCTCTGGGGCGTCTTGCAACATTTCCATTGATACTGGCACAACCCCACGATAAGTTACGGCCTTATAATCCACTTCGCCAAGATTAAATTTAGCGATTTCAGGATTTTCAGCAAGCTCAGCAGTTGAAGCGAGTCGTGCTGTATTTTTTGCCAAAATTGGCAAAACACCAACTCCGGACGCAACGGCAACTCGGTTCACATAAGCTGACAACGTTGTCTCGTCAGTGGGCACCTTTTGAATATCCAAGATTTGCTTTGGAATAACTACTGCCCCATCGACTGTAGTAACACCATCACGCACTTCTTCGCCCTTCAAGTATGCCAAAAATGCGGTAACTTCCTTTGATTTTGCAACGGTTGACTTCATATTCTTTCCTCCCAATAGACCTGATCGAGTCTCTTCCTTCTTAGTTGTAACTTCTTCCTTCTTAACGCCTGCATCATCAGCACTATTAAGCTCCTCGTCATCATTACGAGTCTCTTCGTCATCTGATTCAGTTTCGGAATCCGGCAAATCCTTAGCACCTTGCAAGGTAGCGATTTGAGCTTTCAAATCTGCGATTTCTTGCTCGAACTTCTTAATTTGATCCATTCCATCTTTGACATCAGAAACTGGTGTATTCTCATCATCTGCAGACGAACGCACTTGCTCGACCTTTGTATTAAATTCGGTTTGCTTCTCGGCGAGTTGCTTAGTTAATTTTTCTAATCGATTCATTTGGTTTTTCCTTTCCAATAAAAAAGACTTGGCAAATTATCCAAGTCAGTAAGTAGATAGCACTAATGCAATCTTTTGTTTGTATTCCTGCGATTTAGTAAATTGTTCAAAACTTCTAGTGATTTCAATATTCGTGTCATCGTAAGCAGGAACCGAAACTATACTGATTTCTCTCATAGTTTCGATATTACTGATTAACCGTGTTGCCACGCCATCAACCTCTTTCCATTGCTCTCCATTAGGCCCAATAGAATACCGGAACGACAATCCTTTAAGATTACCGTTTTTAATTTGGGTATACACATCCCGTCCTAACTGAGTATCTGGAATATCCAAAGTAAATGCCAACCCTTTTTTATCAATGTTCAATACTAGAGTCCCGGCATCTACTCGGCCAAGAACGTTAGCAAAATCATGATTATAAAGAGCTAATGTCTTGCTTAGATCAACATCATTTAACGCGCCATCTTGAATGATTTCAACAAACGGCAAATTTGTACTAGGCGTGTCCCAAACAATTGCATATCCTGCAACTTGGCCAACAAATCCATCGGCTGGGGCACTACGAATTTCAATATCCGTCAACTCAACTGTTCTTTTTTCATCAGACAATTAAATCAATTTCCTTTCTATCAATCTACTTCGTGCATCTTCTGGGGTCAAAACTGCCTTATCAACAAAATCAATCATGTTCTGCTTATAAGTCGCTCCAGAATAATCAACAATATTCATCATATCTAGTTCAACACCACCCCCTAACTTGTAATTTAGCTCAGAAAGTAATGGCTCAATGTACCTATTCAAACCGTTCACATACATTTGAGTAGCCATTTCTAGCGATGATTGTGCATCACCCGTTCCATTAAGGTATGAATCTGGTACACCAAATGCTTTACTGATTTGAGTACGTCCCCAATCGACAGATGATAGGAACTTGGCTATATCGGCGTTAATTGAAATCATAGATAAATCAGCAGATTGATCCATCACCAAAGGACGGCCTGCATTTTTACCTGAGTTCATTTTTTCATACCCTACACGAACCGCTTCCTTTGCTTCCTCGGTCAAAGTTCCTTGCGGAATAGTAATCTTAACAGTAGGGTTTATAGCATTTTTCAAAGTAGATAAGGATAAACGGCTCGCCTGTTTTTGTTGCCCCAATTCAGCTGATAATGATTCAAGTGGCGAATGTCCTATGATATTGTGCAAACTATCCGAGCCATACGCCATGTATTTTGCATGAATAATATCGCTAGCCGGGAACTTGCCTCCCTCATAATCATCAAATCGATTGATTTCATACGTCAAAACATCCTGAGTCAAATCGATTGTTACTGCTGTATTAGGCACAAGCTGTAAATCAACTGGGTTTCCATCCGCATCCCTATTAATAAATAGAAAAGCGTTACCGCTTAAAAGTAGATTGAGTAATGTTGTTTGCCAGAAACTAAATGAATTAGTCATTCGACTTGGCCTATTCAGCAATTTAATAAATGGAGATGATCCGACAAACTTTGTCCCAGCAATATCAGAACTTATCAAACTAGTAACTGAAAACAAATCGCTATTTTGTAAAGCTAGTTCTGCGCCCACGAGAGAGTTAGGAACTACCGATCCACTAGTAACAATGTACGAAGATACACTAGTTGCACTAATTGATGATCTGACGTTTTCAAATGGATTTTTGAAACTCATTCTTTTTCACCCTTTGGGACAACTAGAAACGAATAGAATGACAGTAATATACCAAATACGATAAACCCGGCTGGAATTGTCATCCAGAACGCTCCAATTGAAATAAACAAAAAGCCAATAAATAACATAATAGCCGGTAGATATGGAATAATATTTTTCATTAGTTATCCTCCTTTCTTAAAATCCAAAACTTTTAGTAAAGTAATCGCTAATTTCATCATCCGACATATTGCCAAATGGCGAGTTTGTAGCTTTTTCTTCTACGTTGGTAAAGTCGGTAAAGTAGAACTGGCCTTCAAACAGTGCATTAATGACGGCATCAACAATGTCGATCTTCTGAGAATTAACGTTTTTATCGACCTTGATACCGTTGTTATCCGAAACAACCACAGCATTAACTAATGCTTGTTGCATCGCTTGGTCATCAAACATTGTAATGTTTCGCTTAATAAATGATGTTTGCAGGAATTTAGTAGGCTCATTCAATGATTTAATCCCCTGTCGTACCGGGATAATCAAATACTCCTCTTTAATTTCATCCAAGCGTCGGATAAAGTTACCTGTGCCCCATTGATCGTAAAGCACTCCCTTAACGTGAAGCTCGTTCTCTTCGATGAACTGGAGCATCCAATTAAATACCTCATCTTCATCAATCAGACCAAAGCGATCACGGGTAACCGTTGCAAAGCCTTTCTGTTCAACGTCACGATAATTAACGTTGTCCCGTTGTTCTTTAGCTTCAATCGAACCGGCCTTAGCAATTGGAATCCACGAATGCTGATACAAGTGGAACCTTTGTGATCCGTCAGTGTCAACATAAGGGAATACAAATGCTAGTGCGGTATCATCATTGGTCTGTGAGAAATCAAAGCCAATGTAGACGTCTCTACCAAATATTTTAAAGTCGTCCGTCTTTACAATTGATTTCTGAATCATATCAAGAGGCAAGAAAGCATTATCCTTTGCGTTTTGCCACATGTTCATATTCTTAACGATGAACTCCGAAAGTTTACC